ATAGTGAGGTCGCCCGTCCCAATATTCGCAAATGCGTCATAGGCAGAGATAATATAATCATCTACACCATCGGAATCTACGGAGTAGGTGTTGGTGAATGCTACCACCTCCTCATCCTCTTCTACTACAGGTATCACCGTGATCCCGCTACAAGCCTGTATTGCACTACAAGCCTGTATTGCGTTACACGATTGTACTGCTGACAAACTCTGCATTTTTAGTAGACCCAGGAACCTTGAGCAAATACATAGTATGTACCATCTGTGTAACTGGTAACATTCGCTCGAATACTACGGTAAAAGCCATCTACACTTTGAACGAATGTGTACCCGTCAGCTTCGATAGTTTCTGAATGAATCGTTACCCAGTCGCCATCTGCTACCTCGACTTGGATTTCGATGGTTGCCCCAGTGGTTACACTTGCTGCATAAAGAATAAAGTTCCAACCCTTAAATTGTGAGGCTACAATCGGATCTCCCGCCCCAGTTGACGTGACTGCATCAAGGATTATGTGTTCATTAATTCTGTTTGTCATAAGTGTCCTTATCCTAAGCTTATTTTTATATCTGTGCCATCACGCCATAATTGTCCCGCTACAGCAGGGTCTGATGTGGGAAGTCCATTAAGTTTAACGCCACCCGCTGAACCATCCGTCGTCAACTGTAATGGAACCGCATACGCTGAACTTGCATCATTATAGAAAGCGAAATCCATTGATCCTGAGCCAAATCCGACTTGCATCAATTTCTGGTCTGTTGCTCCACCATCGTCGTTCCAGACTACTGTAGGAATATCAGCAACTAATCGCAAGACTGCGGCAGTAGGCGATGCATTTGTATTTTGCACAGTCAATGTCGCTTCGCCAGTGTCATCCTGAATAATGACATCTCCCGTAAATCCATGCTTATAGTTAGAAATTACTGCACCACCATACCCTATTGTGTCTGTAGCACGATCATAAACAATATCACTATTGAAATTTGCGTATTCCAGTATCCAGAGCCCATCTTCCTTATTGAATTTGAACACAACCTTATGGCTTAATTCTGTGAGGCTTGGTGTTCCGACATTATCAGGAATCCGTATGTTTTTGGTTGTGGTCGCAGCACCAATCACTCTATCAAAAGTCAGGGCATTACTAACACTGCTGATTTTTAACGTCAGAAGGTGACCGTCGGGCCAATCAGTGGGCAACAATTCAAGAGTCTCCGCCTCTGTCGATGTGTCTAACTCAACAATGTCTGCCTTATCCGCAGTTGTGAGTTCTTCCTTTGTTAATTCCGACCGCGTCGGAACTGTCGGGGCGAGCAGTGATCTTGAGTAGGCTACAGATTCCATTTTCTCTAAAAGTTGGGGACTGGGAGGGGTCGAAACCTCCCAGCCCCATGTGAATGATAGGATCGAAGATTATAGCCCGGAGATGTCGTGCATGATCGCTACACCGAGATCCGGGTTCCGTGGTTTCGCACCAATGCGAATATCTGCAAGGTAGTAACCGCGGTTTCCACGGTCATTGTCGCCCTTATAGGTCTTGGTGTTGATGAAGTGGAACTCACCGGAATAATCCTGTGGATCAAACTCCATACCGTCGAAGGCAGTTGGGGTACTGGCTTCATACACACACTCGTACACGTCCATTGGAAGGATCGTCGCGACCTCGCATGTAGCAGTCTTATAAGCTGCACGAGGTTTATGGCGGAAGCCAAAACTCGTTGCCTCATTTTGCGTTGGATAAACGAAGGTTCCGTTAGTAACCGCCGTTGCGTCAGCAGCACGCATTGAGAAGACATCAATAACAGGGATGAAACCTTTGATTGCACCTTTGTAGCCGAACTTGGCTAAACGGGAACCTGGGTCAAACCAGCGAAGGTCTTGTGCAAGGTTGGATTCATCCCGCCAGAGGTAGTTCTTCACCTTTGGAGAGCAAACCAATGGAAGGACAGGTTGGCCGTTGACTTCACCAACTGCGAGTTCATCAGCAACTCCACGAGCAACCAAATCCCAGTACAATTCTTCCAAGTGCCACCATTCCAATTGTGATGGGGTAGGATCTCCGGTTACATTCGAGAAGTTCTGAGTGTAATCATCTTCCTCAAGTGTCCCTGCGGTAGCATCTGTGGGGATATACTTGTTAGTAACCATGCTGATGTTCTGCACACGATACCAGTCAGAGAAGAACACCTGAATGAACTCCTGGAGGGATCGACCAAATGCACCCGCAGCCTCAGCAGCCTGCCATGATCGTTTGATGTCATCCAGAGCAATATCTGCCGTCTCAAAGGAGATTTGGCGGATTTCGAAGGTACGCTCGATTTGACCACGGCGGATCTCGTACTGAGTAGGATTGCCAACGTCAGCAAGAGTACCCGTACCGACCGGAGAATTTACAGTGTTCGCAGGATTTCCAGCAAGCAACGCATTCGGATCGGTCGTGGTGGTACTGTTCTCACCAATGTAGTTGGTGTTGGTCGTACCTTCGTGGTTGGTCCGTTTGATTTGCTCCATTACGAAGTCTGTCAAGTCAGAGCCAGCAGCAGTCGCGTTGAATGGGTACGTCTCAGGAAGTTCGTGAGTGTAGGTAACGATTGTAGGATTCTCTCCGTCAGCACCCGCGTATTCACGGTGATTGATGAGGGATCGAATCGGGTTTGCCCGGTAAAGGCGTTGGATAGTGTCCTTCTGGTACTGATTCCGTCGGGTCCGAAAATAGTTGTTTAGATCAGCCATTGTAAAAAATAAATTGAAGTTGTGGTTTTACCGGGCTGAAGCACAAAGACAGTTCAACCCGGAGGTTCTCTGTCCACGTGCCATCGGGACTGCTAGGCATCTACTGTCACTACGGCGTCACTCGTAGCGGATTGACCGTGAGGCACTACCTCACATCTAAGTTGACTACAATCTGAATGCGGGAATGTCTCCCGTCAATAGCGAGTTATGCAACTACCCAAATGCCGCTCTTGCTGCCTCAATATGATCGAGATCTGCCATTGATGTTGATTGAGTCGAGGTTGTCCTTGGCTGGTAGGTCGGTCCTGCTGCCTTGATCGCATTCAACTCCGTCTCCAACGCTTCAATCCTCGCCGCCGCATTGGTTGCCATTCGCTGCAATCCTTGGCTCATCAAGAATCGGTACTGAGCCGCCTCATTCGCCATTTGAGCCACTTCTTGCTGACCGATATTACCAAACGCCAATTGTTCTGCGACCTTAGCCACATTGCTCAATTCTGTATTATATGCTTCGATATCCACCTTGGTTGCGTCGTCAGCATCCGCAGGAATCTCCATAGGTGTGAGCACTTGCGAATATGCTCCAGACACTTCATCGAAGATTGCACGGGTCTGTGCTTGGAACTCTTCATTGGCCTTTTGAATAAACTCTTCGGAGTTTTCCGAAATAGCATCTCGCTCACTGATTTTTGCTAAAAGTTGTTGAGCCGCACTGGAGAATCGATCCCCATTGAATCTGGAGAGCTGTTCCAGAGTATCAGATACTGACTCTGCGAATTCCTTGCCTTTGAGAGCAGAAAGGGCTTCCACATTGATATCAACACCTTCTTGGTCTGCAATTTGCTTCAGAGTATCCTGGGCCTCTTGGATCGGTTTCTCGTACTGATTGAAATACTCTGGATGAGATTTGAAATCCAATTCTTTCAACCGGGAAGAATATTGCTCGTTCTGAGTCTCCAGTTCCTTCACACGGGCCTTCAGGGATTCCGCCGCAGCATCATCACCTGTCGGGCGTTCAGCAAGTTGCTTCTCTAGCTCCGCTACACGGGCAAGGGCTTCATTCTTCCGCTCCTTCAGAGTATTCCAGTGGGCTCGGTTATCGGAATCTTCCGGGGGAGGGGTGAGGTCGCTATCGTCGTCGGGTTTCTTTTCCTCGGTCTTCGCTTCCTCTTTCCCCGTATTAATCCCCACGCTCTTCAGTAACTCATTGGCCGCGTTTTCTTGCGGCTTGCTGGTTTCTTTCGAGCTTTCTTCTGTGGTTTGCTCTTTCTTTTCATTTTTTACCTCCTCTCCAAAAATTGCTTTAGCGTCCGCCAAGTGGGCGGCAACGCTCTCATCATTTTGTGCTTTTGCTTCTAGTGTGGTTTCGTCTGACATTTTCGATCCTTTTAGTATATTCTGAATAAATCTGGTGTCTGGAATTCTTCCTCAATGAATTCCTTTCTATTCGGCACGGTCGCTAATCCAAGTAACTCATTGCGATAGGTCGCCCATCCTTGTAATTGGTATAGCCGTGAAGATGTGTCCACTCCGTTTGGTGGAAATACCGACGGACGTTTAGCCTCCAGGAAACTCAACGCCATTTGTGTGTCTGGCAGTTCCAACCATTTCGCAATGCGTTCACGTTCGCCCTGCGTCATCTCCCGTTCTGTCGGGAGGATGCGGGGAACTCGCTTAATTAAAGCTGTCGGCTGGGTTTCCTTCTGGAATAAACTCTTGAGTAGGTTCATTTGGTAATTGTTCGGGTTCTCCGAATTGTTGTTGGTTTGCAAAAGCCATGGCGACCTCCTGGATCTTCCTTATCATTCCCATGGCTGTAGATTGTAATTGCTTGAACACCGCAGAAAGTTCCTGGTATTCAGCATTCTTGTATTCATCCTGAGACAAGTACTGCAAATGTGTTTCGATGTGTGGTAGACTGGTCTCCAGTGCTATCATCTGTTCCTGGCTCAGTGAAGGTTGCTGTGGAATTCCCGCATTGGCTGGCATTCCAATTTGTCCTTCCTCCACGGTTTGAGCAGTCCCCACAATTTGCATCAAGGGTTCGATGTGGGTCATGATGTGGACCACATGATCGTCACGCTGGGAGACTTCAATTGGAACGCCGTCACCGAGACTAGTATTTTCCAGTTGAGCAAGTCGCTTTGAAGATGGGTCTTCCAGTTCATCTCTTGGTTTAATGTATCGTTTGACCGAAGATGCCCCAAGGGTTGATTCCAAGTATCCCTCAATAGCCGAGGTCTTATCCACATCGTTGGATGCCAATTGGAGAAGTTGAAAAGTGATCTCTGCTTGGAGAGCTGCGGATGTTCTGCCTGGGTCGGCTCCAGTACCAATTGCATACTCCATAGTGTGCAATGCCTCTTTTGGAATAAGCCCACCTTTCAAGCACCGTTCCTGAAAGAGTTTGGCATCTGGATCATCATTACCCCTACGCATCAACCGCTCCAATTGCTTCGCCATGATGTTCTTCGCGAACTGCTTCAGATACAGGGTGGAGTTCGAAACTTCGACCTGTGATTGAAGGTTGGCAAGGATACGGGCCTGCGTTGCCGTGTCAGTATTCTCAATTTGGCTGGACTGATCACGATACCGGGCATTATTAAAGTTCACCGTGTCGTTCACGATTCCAATAGCATCCCTAATGGATGAACTACCAGGATAGTTCGGTAATTGCTCCAAGTCGCGTGGGACGATATTGTACGCTCCCATATTGAGAATGGGGATGGTGGTACGTGTACCTTCGGAGTTATCGCGGAAGTTCAACCCTTCAATGGTGCAACGGTCCAGGATCTTACACTTTAAACGGTTCATTGCGATGGAGGTTTGATAGTTTTTGTAACCAAACCCTCTCACACTGTGGAACATTCCATTGCCTACCTCAAAGAACACGAAGGAAATATCATCGGAAATGTCCTCGCCCCGGAAGCTGGTGTTGTAATCGTCAAAAATGAATCCCGCTTCAACAAACTTGTCACTGAAGATGATCTTGGACACTTTCCCATCCCATTCCTTCACGTAGATGGTGACGACTTCGATCATACCATGCTCTTCGGAAAGCTGAGTACTTTTGTTCCGGATACGGTCCTCAACCTTCACCCAGTCCTGAGTGTCAGTGTTCTTGTTACCACGGATGGAATGATTGAGCAGTTTCTTGATCCCATCCACATTCCACCCGCGAACCGTCGATGCCTTCTTGTTCTCTTCGGTGCGGATTCTTTCCCATAGTTGGGAGATCGAAAACTCTTCTTTCACCAAAAGTATATCCTGGTTGGAGGAAGATGCGGGAGCCCGGTCGGGAACCATAATGTCATTGGTTCGGACTGGCTTCCAACGTGCCGTATCTCGGTTCGGGAAAAGGATTGGACCGACTCCATACAGCAAATGGTTTCGGGAAAAGTTCAAATAATTCAACACATACTCATCACCCCAATCCTCAATGAATCGATTGAAGTTTTGCATAATGGTTTGAGCCCATCGGTCACGGTCTGGGTGATCCGTATGGATCTCCACGTTGATGAGGTTGCTGGTATCGTGCAATAATCTCCAGTAGGAGACTTGGGCCTGCTCTAATGCACTGGCAGCATCTCCGAAGTTGAAGTTGGCTCGCCATGATTGGCCTTGTTGTGCCAGTTTTGCTGGGTCGTAGGGTTTACCTCCGTTGATTTGGTTCTCAATCAACGCAAAGCCTTTTTCCCGCTCTTCGTGATGCTTCTGCATCTTGGTGTAAAGCGTATGGGCAGACTGTGCGTCACCCACCTTGCGTTCTTTTACCTCTATCTCCAAAGTATTCATTTGTGTGGCCTCGGTTCGTCCTGCACCCAGGACTCCGGAATCCTCGAACAAATCTGATGTTCGATTTCATCCGGGTAGTTGGTTGTGTCGTTCCCTAAGTACGTCCGATGAGTCAGTACTTGATCTTTGAGCCTATCAAATGACGTTCCCAGAATCTCTAGTTTCGAGTCTGGGTCAATGTATTTCCATCCACCAGGCGGTACGGTTTCCACTGTTTTTAAAAATTTCTTAGAAGTTTCCATGACTGAACTCCTCTACTTGTGTCTCGCTATACGCAACTGCCCTGTCCATCTCTGCCTGCACATCCCTTAATACTACAGCAGTATCCTCGGTAATCGCACCTTTTCTTTTCAAAAGCTCTGTAAACAGCACAAATGCGTCCGCATGGTCAGGAGAATACCCCAACCGCTTTTTCATATCCTTCTTGGTCTCAATCGACTCTTTCTTGGACTTCATTTCGAACCTCCGAGCCGCCAATTGTTCCCGAAGCTTCTTTTCCCGGATCGTCACATTCCCGATCAATCCGGCTTCCATGAAGACCCGGCACGAAAACCAAAGTTCCGTCACGAATCGATCAAATAAGTCCGCACAGGTCGAATCGTCATAGGCCCGCAATTTCCGGTCACTAGGATTCCCGCCAAAGTCGCATTTATTGATCAATCCCCACTCTTTTCGAAGGATCGCGTAAACACCACGTCCTGCTCCAGTGGTGTCCATAATGAAGTTCTCCGGTCGAACGCCCCTCAAGGCACACTCACGCATGACCTCATGGGCAATCACGTAGTCTAGGGGTTCGCCGCCTATCTGTACCTGGGCCTTCACAGTGACGGATTCAATAAAGTTGAAGGCGTAGTCGGACCCGTTCGCCGCTCCGTACTCACCAAACTGCAAAATACATTCGTCGTCCCCTTCAAACGCAGGGTCCAGCGTAGCACATGGCGTTGGTGGATAGTTGTACAAAATCCGCTCCAGGGCATGTCCAAGGATGTTTTTTGAGAAGATGGAGCCCATGGACCCCGCTGGCGGGAACCATCCACGCACAAATATCCACCATCTTGCAGATTCAAAACCATACGCTTTTTTGATCCGGTCTACATACGCTTGGTCGATCAGGAATGGGAAGTACGGCTTTTTGCCTTCGGGTGCAGGGTCGCGGAAGTTTGCCGACTTCAACCCATCAAGGCGAACACAAACCCCACCTCTTGCAGTCTCCCAATGCAAATCTTCGTCAGGGTCGATGGAATTCCAACCATGTGTCGGCTCGCACCAACTTCCAAACTCTCCATTCTCATTCTCAGGGTTGGCCAGCATCGCCCATCGGAAGTCATTGTCGGTCATCAAGTTGGATGCTGCATCAAATATCGCTTGGTGCGTACCTTCAGCCTCATCAATGATCACATAACGGTGATTCCGGGAGTGATTTCCTTGAATTCGGGTCACTGCCTCTTCGCCACGGTCAACAGCAATCCCCTCAATGATGTATTTGTCCTCTTTCGGGTTCTGGGCTGGCCGAATCGTCATGTCGTACGGGCGAATGTGCATACAGTCCGCCCCACTCTGCGAAATGATTGAGGTTTTGTGAGCACTCACCACGTCGGACCAGAGACGCTTCTTGAGTCCTGGAAGGTGGGTCGAGGTCAGGGTAATAATAGTGTTCGCCGCGTCCGCTAGGTAGT